TAAATTAGCAAGAGGTATTATTAGTATTTCAGATTCACTCGATAATTTATCTAAAAAAATTAAAGATAGTACACCTAGCCTTGAAGATTTAAAAAAACAATTAGAAGATATTGATAAAACTGTAATTGATCTAGGTGGTAATTTAGATAAAGTTGACCCATTTGGAGTTCTTGCTAATGATATTAAAGAATTAAATAAAGCAGATTTAAAACAAGCTATTAAAAATTTAGATATTTATAATGATAGATTAATGCTTATTGCAAAAGGTCAAGTTGATTTTGCTGGACAATTTTTAGAATTAAATAGACAACAAAAAAATGTTATTAAAACTTATAAATTTTATGAAGATGCCATTATTAGAACTAAAGGTAATGTAATTAATCAAAAAGATGCATTAGAAGAAGTATTAGAAAAAATTAAAAAATCTAATGATGAATATAGTTTATCTAATGAATTATTTACTGGTATTAATAATGCTACCTCTAAATTCTCACAATCACTTGCTGAATCTTTAGTATTAGGTAAAAGTTTAAATAAAAACTTTAGAGAATTAGCACAACAAATATTAGTAGATATAGTTGCTAAAACAATTGAAAGAATTGCACTTAAAGGAATAGAAAAAATATTAGATGAAACTTTATTTAAAACCGAAAAAGATAGATTGGAAAATGAAAAAAAAGTTACAAATGAATTAAAAAAACAGTTGGGTTTAAAAAGTGCTATGGGTTTAGCACAATTTTTTGAATTACCTGGATTTGCTAATGGTGGAACAGTATCAAAAGGAAAACCAATAATGGTGGGGGAAAGAGGGCCAGAATTATTTGTGCCTAATCAAACAGGACAAATTACTCAAAATGCTAGAGGAACTAATAGTGGACAAACTACAGTTAATTTTAATATTAATACAGTAGATGCTTCAGGTTTTGAAGAATTATTAGTTAGATCAAGAGGAACTATAACTCAATTAATTAATTCTGCTGTTAATGAGAGAGGAGCAAGAAGTATAATTTAATGTCAGGTTCATTTCCAATATCAACTGCTCAATTTCAATCTTTAGGAATAAAGTCAATTCAAAATACTATTATTTCTAAATCTGTTTCTGGTAAAAAACTTGCAAGACAAATAGATGGTCAAAGATGGGGATTTACTGCTAGAATAATTACAGCTAAACGATCTGATGTTTATGGAGAATTAATGGCATTTATAATTAAACAAAGATCAGGCAAAGAAAATTTTACAATAGTGCCACCAGAAGTCGAAGATGCTAGAGGTACAGCTAGTGGAACACCAAATGGAACAGCTTCAGCTGGTGCTACATCTATTACATTAGGTGGAACTGGAACTGGCACATTAAAAGCTGGAGATTTTATTAAGTTTGCTAATCATTCTAAAGTTTATATGGTCGTTGCAGATCAATCAGATATTTCAACAGGCTCACTTATTATTGAGCCACCTTTAACTACAGCAGTTTCTTCATCAAATATACAATTTGATAATATTCCATTTACTGTTTATCTAACTAACGATATTCAAGAATTTGGAGTAGTAGGTGCAGATAAAGATGGTAATGCTTTATATCAATTTGAATTTGATGTAGAAGAATCATTATAGATGACGAAATATTTAGTGAAACATTGGGTCACTGCTGATTTTATTGCTGAAAAAGTAGTAGATGAAACTGAATTAGATCAAACTAAAAATGATTTAAGATATAATACTATTCCTAATGGAAGTTTTAGTTTTGTTATGGTAAAAGATAGCGAGAAAGTATTAAGAACAACTTACGAGAAATATGACGAGAAACTTAACTTCGACATTAAAGACAGAATTAGCAACGAATGATATTCGACCAGTACATCTTATCACTATTGGGTTCAGTACTCCTGTTAATATTACTGATTGTTCCTTTTCGTTAACATCATCAGTATCAGGCTCATCAGTTACCTATTCAGCATCAGATTTTATATTAGGTATATCTAATCACAGCGAACAAACAGATTTAACAAAAGCTACAGTAGAATTAAGTTTATCTGGTGCAGATCAAACTTTTATTTCTACAGTATTAAATGAAAATGTTACGAATGATACTGTTGATATTTATAGAGGTTTTTTAAATGATATTAATACTTTAATTGCTGACCCTTTTTTACTTTATAAAGGAAATATTGAAAGTTTTGGTATTCAAGAATCAGAAAAAGAAAGTGTAGTTGGTTTATCTATTGTATCTCATTGGGCAGATTTTGAAAAAAAGAATGGTCGTAAAACAAATAATACATCTCAAAAAAGATTCTTTAGTACAGATGTTGGAATGGATTTTGCAAGTCAAACTGTTCAAGATATTAAATGGGGTAGAGCATAATGGCTAAATGGAAAAAATTTGTTGGCAAAGTTGTATCTCCTGTTTTAAAAGTTTTTGGAATTAATCCTTTTGTTGCTTTAGGTATAAGTTTATTTTTATCTTGGATATTAAGACCAAAAGTTCCTGAAATAGAAGATTTTGGAATTAACTCTTTTGATGATTTTGAAAGAGGATTATTAATTAACAAACAATCTAATGACTCTAATATTCCTGTAATCTATGGAGAAAGATTAACTGGTGGAACTAGAGTGTTTATGGAAACATCAGGAACAGATAACACCTATTTATATATGGCTATCGTTATGGCAGAGGGAGAGATAAACGATATAACAGAAATTAGAGTAGATGATAAAGTAGTTACATTTGCATCAGCATTATCTGATGGAACAGAAGTAGAAGTAGATAGTTCAGATGCTAATTTTTATAAAGCTAACCCAACTGTAGAGGGTTCAAGTGCTGAAAGTTTAATTAGATTAGAACCACATTATGGAACAGATGGTCAATCAGCATCAACATTATTATCAACATTAACTAATTGGACAGCTAACCATAAATTATCTGGTCTATGTTATTTAGCAATTCGTTTTAAATGGAACTCTGACGCATTTACTGGAGTTCCTAAAGTACAAGCTAAAATACAAGGTAAAAAAGTTAAAACTTATAATGCAAGTTTAGTAGAACAATCTGCATCTTATCAAACTAATCCAGCATGGTGCTTATTAGATTATTTAACTAATACTAGATATGGAAAAGGTTTAACAACATCTGAAATAGATTTGCAATCTTTCTATGATGCTTCATTAGTTTGCGAAACTCAAGTAACACCATATTCTGGTGGAAGTGATATTAATATTTTTGATACAAATACTGCATTAGATACTTCAAGAAATATTATAGACAATGTTAGAGAATTAATAAAAGGTTGTAGAGGTTATCTTCCTTATTCATCTGGTAAATATAGTTTAGTTATAGAAACAACAGGAACAGCTTCAATCACATTAACTGAAGATGATATTATAGGTGGTTATTCATTAACAACACCTGATAAAAACGAAAAATATAATAGAGTTATAGTTGGCTTTGTAAATCCTGATCGTAATTATCAAGTTGATGAAGTTCAATTTCCACCAATAGATGATTCAGGACTTCCTAGTGCAGATCAGCACGCAACAATGAAAGCTAGTGATGGTGGATTTTTACTTGAGGGTAGATTTGATTTCACAACAATAACAAATCAATATCAAGCTGAAGAAATGGCAGAAGTTATTTTAAGAAGATCAAGACAAGCATTATCTTTAGGAATAACTGTTAGCTTTGATGCTTATGATTTAGCGATTGGAGATATAGTTAATATTACACATAGTTCTTTAGGTTTTTCTGCTAAACCATTTAGAGTTTTAGGAATAACTTTTAATGAAGATTTTACAGTTGGTTTATCTTTAGTAGAACATCAAGATTCTCATTATACATGGGCAACTAAAACTCAAGCTAGTGCAATTCCTACAACTAATTTACCTAATCCATTTACTATCCAACCACCAGCAAGTGTTACTTTAGATGACCAATTAATTCAGTACAATGATGGAACTGTAATCGTAGCTTTAGATGTAACTATTGGTGCTTCTCCTGATAGCTTTGTTGATTATTACCAAGTTGAATACAAAAAAAGCACAGATTCAGATTATATTATTTATGCACAAGGTTCAGGATTAAATCACAGAGTATTAAATGTAATTGACCAACAAACTTATGATGTAAGAGTCAAAGCTGTTAATACTTTAGGTGTTTCTTCCACTTATGTATCTGCATCAAGAACTATTATAGGTGCTATTGAGCCACCTAGTGATGTAGAAGATTTTTCATGTAATATTGTTGGACAAGAAGCTCATCTTTCGTGGTCACAGATTAGCGACCTCGATCTTGCATATTATAATTTAAGATTTAGTGAAGCAACTGATGGAACAGCAGATTGGCAAAACTCTGTAGCATTAGTAGAAAAAATATCAAGACCAGCAACTTCAATTACTGTACCAGCAAGGGCTGGAACTTATCTTATTAAAGCTGTCGATAAATTAGGAAACTTTAGTTCAAATGCTACTGCGATTATTTCTAATGTTATAAATGTTACTAATTTTAATGCTATTGCAACACAATCAGAACACCCAGATTTTTTAGGAACAAATACAAATACAGTTATAGCAGATAATACAATTAGATTAGATTCATCAGAACTTTTTGATAGTGCTAGT